TCATTTAGTGCTGGTATTGGTGCGGCAGATTTATTTAGAGAAAAAGGTGTTAGAAACATGCTTGGTTTTCAAGCTGGTGCAACAGTATCTATTGAGGCAACAGCAGAGGCCTTTCAAAGAGTATTTGGTAGAGGTGGTAGATTTGGAAAAGCAACAGATGAATTAGCAAAAACATTTGAAGGTACTATCTCAATGATAGGAGATAAAATTTTTACATTCAAAAAGACATTGCTTGATGCAGGATTTTTTACAGAATTAAAAAAACAATTTGGCGATCTAGATAAATCTTTAGTACAAAATTCAGAAAGTATAGAAAGAATAGCAATAGGTTTTGGAACTGTATTGGCAAAAGCAGTAAAAGGTATTGCAGATTTTTTTGTATTATTAAAAGATAATATTAATTTAGTTATTACTGCATTAAAAGTTTTAATAGCAGTTAAGATTGTAGCTTTCTTTATTTCATTAGGTAAAGCTATTGTTCCTGTTCTTGCTGGATTAAGAGGTATTGCAGCACTTTCTGGTGTCGGATTAGCATTGGTTGCGGCATCTGTTGCGGCAACAGTTGCAACATTTAAAGAATTAAATGACCAAATAGATAAAGTTACAAAAGGTCTTTCAGAGGCAATAGATAAAAATATTGCAATGAGAACTACTGCAAGAGAATTAGCAATAATGAATAGAAAATATAAAGAAACTTTTGACAATTCATTAATTGTAATAAGAGAATTTGAACACGAATTATCTGTCGCAATTCCATCTGCAACACAAAAAGCAATAGATAAATTTAAAGAATTAAACAAGGGTGCAATAGAAGAAATGAAAACCAAAATGGAAAAAATAAGAGATATAATTGCAGAAAGTATTAATGATGGTATTACATCTGTTTCAAGAGGTATTGCAAGAACAGTTGTCTTGGGAGAAAATCTTGGAGATAGTTTAAAAAGAATTGCACAAGATGCTTTAATAAGATTATTAGCTGGTATGATAGAACTTGGTATAAGAATGGGAATAGATATAGCTATGCAAAAAACAAAAGAAATTTTAATTGATAGACAAAATAAAAAGTTAGCACAACAAAGAGATTTATATAAAAGTATTGCCAAAAATCAGGCAGTTTCAAGTGCATTAAGTTTTGCAAGTTCATTTTTACCATTTTTTGATAAAGGTGGTGCAGTATCAAAAGGCAAACCAATAGTTGTTGGTGAAAGAGGACCAGAACTTTTTATTCCTAATTCAACAGGTCAAATTACACAATCTGCAAGAGGCACAGGTGGAGAAGCAATCAATGTAAACTTTAATATTAATACTGTTGATGCATCTGGTTTTGATGAATTACTTGCAAGATCAAGAGGAACAATTACACAATTAATTAATAGTGCAGTTAATGAAAGAGGAAGAGAGGCTTTAATCTAATGTCAGGTGCATTTCCAATATCATCAGCAAATTTTGAAACAATGGGTATTCAATCAAAACAAAATACCATTATTTCTAAATCACAATCTGGTAAAAAATTATCAAGACAAATAGATGGTCAAAGATTTGGATTTACTGCAAGAATAATAACTGCCAAACGTTCTGATGTTTATGGAGATTTAATGGCATTTATAATGAAACAAAGATCACAAAAAGAAAATTTTACAATTATCCCACCAGAAGTAGAAGATGCTAGAGGTACTGCTAGTGGTATACCACATGGTACTGCATCTGCTGGTGCTACTTCAATTACATTAGGTGGTACTGGAACAGGAACTTTAAAAGCTGGAGATTTTATAAAGTTTGCTAATCATGACAAAGTGTATATGATAGTTGCTGATGCATCTGATATTTCCTCTGGAACTATTACAATAGAACCACCTTTAACTACTGCTGTATCTTCTTCAAATATAACTTATGATAGTGTTCCATTCACAGTTCACTTAACTAATGATATGCAAGAATTTGGTGCCATTGGTGCTGATAAAGATGGAAATTTATTATACAAATATGAGTTAGATGTTGAAGAAGCTCTTTAATGGCAAAATATCTTATTACACATTGGGTCACTGCTGACTTTGTTGCAGAAAAAGTTGTTGATGAAAGTGAGATTGATACCATAAAAAATGATTTAAAGGGAAATAGTATTCCTGATGGAACTTTTAGTTTTGTTATGATAAAAGGTACAGAACAAAGAATAAGAACAACATACGAATTATATGACGAGAAGCTTAACATCAGCAGTAAAGACAGAACTAGCGACAAATGATATACGACCAATACACCTTATTACTATTGGTTTTGGTACTCCTGTTAATATCACTGATTGCTCTTTTTCAATAACATCTTCTGTATCAGGTTCAAGTGTCACTTACAATGCAAGTGATTTTATATTAGGTCTTTCAAATTTTTCTGAAGAAACAGAATTAAGTAAATCAAGCATATCTTTAAATTTATCTGGTGCAGATCAAACATTTATCTCAACTGTATTAAATGAAAATGTAATTAACGATTCAGTAGATATTTATAGAGCATTTTTAGATAGTTCTAGTGCAGTAATTGCAGATCCTTTTTTATTATATAAAGGTCAAATAGAGGAATTTTCAATACAAGAAACAGATACTGATAGTATAGTTGCATTATCAATCGTATCACATTGGGCAGACTTTGAAAAAAAGAATGGTCGTAAAACAAATAATACATCACAACAAAGATTTTTTTCAACAGATGTAGGTATGGATTTTAGTTCAGAAACTGTACTTGATATTAAGTGGGGTAGAACATAATGCCATTTAAAAAAATATTTAAAGCTGTTAAAAAAATAGTTACTGCACCTATTAAAATATTTACAAAAGCAATATCTTGGTTAGCACCTAAAGTAGATGTTCCTGATTTTGGAATAGATGAATTTGATGATTTTGAAAAAGGTATATTAGTAAATAAACAATCTAATGATGCAAATATTCCTGTTATATATGGAGAAAGATTAGTAGGTGGCACAAGAGTATTTTTAGAAACTTCTGGAACAGATAATACATATTTATATATGGCAATCGTTATGGCAGAGGGAGAAATAAACTCAATAGAAGAAATAAGAGTAGATGATAAAATTGTTACATGGGCAAGTGCCTTATCTGATGGAACAGAAGTAGAAGTAGGAAGTGGAGATAGTAATTTTTATAAAGATAGTGCAAGTTTAATTAGGGTAGAACCACATTTTGGAACAGACGGACAATCTGCATCAACATTATTATCTACATTATCAAATTGGGGTAGTAATCACAAATTAAGTGGACTTTGTTATTTAGCACTTCGTTTTAAATGGAACCAAGATGTATTTGGTACTGTTCCTAAAGTTCAAGCTAAAATAAAAGGAAAAAAAGTAGTAAGTTATAATTCAAGTCTTGTTGCACAATCTTCTGCTTTTTCAACTAATCCAGCTTGGTGTTTATTAGATTATTTAACAAATGCAAGATATGGAAAAGGTTTAGCAATAAGTGATATAGATTTACAAAGTTTTTATGATGCATCTGTTATATGTGAAACACAAGTAACTCCTTATACAAGTGCAAGTAATATTAATATATTTGATACAAATGTAGTTTTAGATACATCAAAAAGAGTAATTGAAAATGTAAGAGAATTGGTAAAAGGTTGTCGAGGATATTTACCTTATACATCTGGTAAATATAAATTAGTTATTGAAACAACAGGAACTGCATCAATAACATTAACAGAAGATGATATTATAGGTGGATATAATTTATCTTCACCAAATAAAAATGATAGATATAATAGAGTTATAGTTTCATTTGTTAATCCTGATAGAAATTTCCAAGTAGATGAAGTTCAGTTTCCACCAATAGATGATAGTAGTTTACCAAGTGCAGATCAACATGCTACAATGAAAACTGCAGATGGTGGATTTTTACTTGAAGGACGATTTGATTTTAAAACATTGACCTCTCCATATCAAGCAGAGGAAATGGCAGAGATTATATTACGAAGATCAAGAGAGTCTTTGTCATTAAGTATAACTGTTGGTTTTGATGCATATGATTTAGCAATAGGAGATATAGTTGCAATAACACACTCTTCGTTAGGATTTAGTGCTAAAAATTTTAGAGTTATATCTATGTCTTTTAATGAAGATTACACAATAGGTTTAGATTTAATTGAGCATCAAGATAGTCACTACACATGGGCAACAAAAACACAAGTTAGTTCCACACCATCAACTAATTTGCCTAATCCATTTACTATTCAACCACCAGCAAGTGTTACATTATCTGACCAATTAATTGAATACAATGACGGAACTGTAATTGTAGCTTTAGATATTACCATTGGTGCAAGTACAGATAACTTTATAGATTTTTACCAAGTAGAATACAAATTAAGTACAGATTCGGATTTTATTATTTATGCACAAGGATCAGGATTAAATCATAGAGTCTTAAACGTAATAGACCAATCAACTTATGATGTAAGAGTTAAGGCAGTTAATACTTTAGGAATTTCATCAACTTATGTATCAGCTTCAAGAACTATTGTTGGTGCTGTTGAACCACCATCTGATGTAGAGGATTTTTCATGTAATATTGTAGGTCAAGAAGCACATTTAGGTTGGACACAAATTCCTGATCTTGATCTTGCATATTATAGTTTAAGATTTAGTAAAGAAACTGATGGAAGTGCAACTTGGTCAAATTCTGTTGCATTGGTAGAAAAAATATCTCGTCCAGCAACCTCTATATCTGTACCAGCTAGACAAGGTACTTATTTAATAAAAGCAGTAGATAAATTAGGAAACTTTAGTTCTAACGCAACTGCTATTATTTCTAATGTCACAAGTGTTTTAAATTTCAATGCTGTGGCCACTCAATCTGAACACCCTGATTTTTTAGGAACTACTACAAATGTTATTGTTGATAATAATACTTTAAGATTAGATTCATCTGAATTATTTGATAGTGCTAGTGGAGATTTTGATACAGAATCTACTAGATTTTTTGACTCTGGTGTTGCTAATGCTGATTTTTATGCAAGTGGTAATTATTTATTTAGCGATATAATAGATATTGGCTCTAAACATACTGCAAGAATTACTGCTTCATTATCTCAATCATCAGACAATCCTGATGATTTATTTGACAATAGATCAGGATTATTTGATTCAGCTTCTTCTAACTTTGATGGAGATACACCAGCAAATGCAAATGCACATTTAGAAATAGCAACTTCTGACGATAATATTACTTATACTGCTTTCCAAAATTTTGTTATTGGCGATTATACTGCTAGATATTTTAAATTTAGAGTAGTATTAATTTCAAGAGATTTAGCTTCTACTCCTGTTGTATCAGAGGTAATAGTCACTATTGATATGGCAGATAGAATATTTAGTGGTAATGATATTGCTTCTGGTGTTGGTACTAAAACTGTAATATTTACAAATCCATTTAAAAGTGTTAATTATGCAGTAGGTATTACTGCTGAAGATATGAACACTGGAGACTTCTTCACAGTATCTAATAAAACAGTTAATGGCTTTGATGTTTTATTTAAAAATTCTGGTGGAACAAATGTATCAAGAACATTTGATTTTATTGCAAAAGGCTTTTAAAAGGAGTATAAGAAATTATGGCACAACACGATTTAAACATAGCTAACCAATCTTTCCCATCATTTAGATCAGATTTGAATAATGCTTTAGTTGCATTAGGCAGTCAAAATTCTGGCAGTTCAGCACCAAGTTCTCCACAATCAGGTATGATTTGGATTGACACAACAACTGCAACTTCATGGCAACCAAAAATTTATGATGGGAGTGCATGGATTAACTTGCCTTTTTATATAAATACAAGTACAAACGATGCAAATTTAACAACAACAGAAGTGACAAGTTTAGAAGCCGACCCACAAGCGGCGGCACTTGCAATAGCTTTAGGATAAGGAGAAAACATGGCAAATACATTTAAAGTAAAAACTAATGGTGCGATGCCATCAAGTGCTGGAACACCTGATACTGTTTATACTTGCCCATCTTCAACTTCAACAATCGTTATTGGATTAACACTTTGTAATATTCACACAACATCTGTCACTGCTTCAGTTCAATTAGTTTCAGATACATCAGATACAGAAACAAACGAAACTGTATTTGTAGCAAAAGATATTAGTATTCCATCTGGTTCTTCTATTGAGATATTATCTGGTGGAAAATATGTTTTACAAGCAACAGATATTTTAAAAGTTGATTGTTCAGTTTCAGCTAAAATAGATGCAACATTATCAATATTAGAAATAACATAGGAGTAATTGATGGCTTATATTGGACAAGCACCTACAAATGTTCCTTTAACAAGTACTGATATAGAAGATGGCACAATAGCATTAGCAGATTTATCAGCTACAGG